CCGAATCAGGAAACTTTCGTGGTACCGGAAAGACCTATCTTGAAGGGTTGGGCGTGACTGATGAACCAGCCAGCGTCTACACCACGCAGATGAAGTTTAAGCAGTATCGCAATAAACGTTTTAGCCAATATCGGGCGGTGGCGTTCGATAAAAATGATATTCACAAGGGGAATGGCGTGAAAAATAAAAAGAAATGGTATCACAAGTTTGGTCTTACTGATGAATCAGTGGTTGGTGATGATGACTTGCCGGATGACTCGGCTACGGCTCTCGCTGTGCAATTAAAAGCGGCGCAGGATGAAATTGCCACGCTTAAATCAACCATTGAAGAGCTTAAATCCAGCCAGGAGCAAACTGATTCTGATGTTGAAACAATCAAAGAAGTGGTAGACACCAAAGAATTTGCAAAACTGCGCGATAGCCTGCCTGAGTTTATTGTAAAACTGGAAGGACTGGATAAGAAATTTACCCGACAGCCGAGCAAAAACCCGCGCGAAGGTCGCAAGCCGTTCGAATACCTCTGAGTAAATTTCCCCAGCAACAGAAGAGAGATTAATAAATGCTGTTAAATAATAAGGCGCGAGGTTATTTAGATAATTACCTCAAAGGTCTGGCGCAAGCGAATGATGTTAATTCAACAAAGAATTATTTTTCGCTGTCCGATCCGAAAGAAACAAAACTCCGTGATGCCATGCTGGAAAGCAATGATTTTCTGAATCTGATCACGGTTGAAGATGTTGATCAGATTGCCGGGCAAGTTGTCAATGTGGGCAATCCGGGGCTGTTTACGGGGCGTGTTGATGGTGGACGCTTCCGCCGCAAAGTGGGTGTTGATGGCAACGACTATGCACTGAAAGAAACGGATTCCGGCGCAGCGCTGACATATCAAATGCTGTCAGTTTGGGCGAACGCCGGGAGTGAAGAAGAGTTTTTCCAGCGTATGCAGGCTTTCACGAACAAGTCGTTCAGCCTGGATATGTTGCGCATCGGGTTCAACGGTAAATCATCCGCTGCAACTACCGTGCCCGCCGACAACCCTAACGGCGAAGATGTGAATGTAGGCTGGCATGAACTGGTTCGCGGCTACAGCAAAAAACAGATTGTTACCGAAAGCGTGACGCTGGGTAAAGGTGGCGACTTTGTGTCGCTGGATGCAATGGCTTCGGCGCTGATTAACAGCCTTATCCCGCAGGAATATCGCAACGATCCACGCCTCACCGTTATGGTCGGGGCCGATTTGGTTGCAGCCGAACAGCACCGACTCTACCAGGCAGCAGACCGCCCGACTGAAAAAATCGCGGCGCAAATGCTGGCAAGTTCTATCGCGGGTCGTCCTGCGATGGTTCCACCATTCTTCCCAGGTAAACGCATGACGATCACCATGCCGGAAAACCTGCACATCTATACCCAGCGTGGTACCCGCTACCGCAAAGCGGAGTTTTCAGACGACAGAAAGCAGTTTGAAAACAGCTATTTGCGCATGGAAGGCTACGCCGTTGAGACACCGGAACTGTATGCGGCCTATGACGAGTCAGCCGTGACAATTGGAATCGTAGAAGAGCCAGCGGAGGGCTGATAAATGGCACTTTCACCCGTACAGCGACACATTCAGCGCGTTGAAATGGAACAGCAATTAAAGCGCCAGCAGTCCGTCACCATTTCCAACAGTCTGCACCTTCAAATACAGGCGCTTGCTGAGGACGTAGATCGCGCTCAAAGCCAGCCTACAAGGGCAGACAGGACGGCGTTCAAGCGTGATGTGCTCCTGCCGCGCTGGCTGCCAACTGCCACGGAATATCTGGACGCGGGGATCGTGTTCGCAAACCCTGTCTTTGCCTGGTGCATTGTATGGCTGTTCGATACCGGGGAGTTTGAACAAGGTCTGGCGTGGGCTGATATTGCCATTGAGCAACAGCAACCTACACCGGAAGCGTTCCGCAGTAACTTCCCCACGTTCGTGGCTGATGCGGTGCTTGATTGGGCGGAGGCCACGGCGGCGGCGGGTGAAAGTGTTGAACCTTATTTTTCACACACCTTTGAGCGAGTAGCCACTAAATGGCGCTTGCATGAAGAGGTTACGGCGAAATGGTTCAAATTCGCCGGGTTGATGCTGTTGCGTGATGATAACGGGCGACCAGTGGCAACAGCTATCAATGATGTGGAAACCCTGCAAAAGGCTGATGCCTTACTGGCAAGCGCTGAGGGTTTTCATAAAAAAGTAGGTGTCGGGACGGTGCGCAAAACAATCGCCGCCCGTATCCGCTCACTCACCAAATAACAACGACTACCGTAAGCCGGACGGGCGCAGCTGAGGGTAAAGCACATTTGTGTTATACGCCGTGGAAGCTGGTCAGCCCGTCTTTTCGGGGGATTTATGTTTAGTGGCAAGCCAATTGATTATCAGGATGAAGTGCTGGCGAATAACGGTTTTTGGCCGGATTTAAACCTGATGGATTTTCAGGCGCAACGCTCGTTACCTGCTGATATTGATGCAGACACTATCACCCAGTCTTTGCTTGCGACGGTCATGGAAGTAAACGCAGAGCTGCAAAGTGTAGAAAGTCGCTGGAAGGCGCAAGGTTACGAAAGCGCCAGTGATGTGCCGGGCGTGACGATGGGAGATGTTAACGGCCTTTGTGCGCAGTACATCAAAGCCGTGTTTGCCAGGGCGAAAGCCGATTTGATGGGGGAGTTTGCCGCTATAGGGCGGCGTGAAACGCACCCAGGGCAGGAAAGCACGGAAACCCGCGCAGGGCTACTTACTGAATCATCGGTGGTTATTCGCCGCATGAAGGGGCTGAAACGCGTAACGGTGAAAATGGTATGAACCAGACGCAACTTGAAAGCCTGACGGCATTTTTTAAGGAAAACGTACCCGCCCGCGCGATGCAGTCTTTTGACAGCGTTGTGGATGAACTGGGGCTGGTACTGGCCGCCAAAGATATGGGGCTGGATCAGTATCGCCAGGCCATTGTCCGCTATGACGCAGTGTTGAGCTGGGAGCGTTTCCCGTATCGCCTTTGCCCCCCACAGCTGCTTATGTCGCTGATGCTCGCCTGGCTGGATGATGCGGATCGCGATTTGTTCGACGATATCGGCATCACCGATGCCGATCCGCAGTGGGATGTCACTGTGGAAGACGAAGAAACGGCCACGGTGGTGCTGACTGTGCCAATGGCCGAAGAACTGGTGATCAGAAAAGACGAAAACGGTGCTATTCCGTTTCGGGGTGAACGCTGGTCACTGGCTGACGCTGAAATCTGGACGGCACTCACCGCCACCGTGTACGCCGTTGACGAAGCGGGCGCACCCGCAGGACTGGCCGAATGATTGCGGGCGGTGAGCTGAATAAAAAGCAACTGGCCGAACTGCGCACCGCGCTGGCCAGTCTGGAGCTACCGCCTAAAAAGCGTCAGCGGTTGCTGTGGCGAATGGCCAAATACGGGCTGATTGCGGCCGCAAAACGTCATGTTCGCAACCAGGAATCACCGGACGGCACGGCATGGCCGGGGCGTAAAACGAAGCGTAAAGGGAAGATGCTGCGCAACCTGCCCAAATTACTGCACATCCGGGAAATGCCGGAAATACAGGCGGTGCGGGTGTATTTGCAGGGCGGTGGCTACCGGAACGGAGAAAGCCCGGTACCCGCTGGCACGGTGGGATATTCCCAACAAAACGGGATGAGTGTTCGCATTAATCGCAGCGGCAAATCGCGCCCCGCAGAGCCGGGGAAGATGGCCACGGCCGCACAGGCCAAAAAATTGCGCGCGCTGGGCTACCAGATACGCCGGGGCAAGCGGGTGAAAAAGCCCACGATGCGCCAGATTACGGACACCATGCCATACGCACAGGCCGGGCTGCTTATCAGAAAGTTAAGCGGCAAGGCGGTGAAAACAAGCTGGACAGTTGATCTCCCTGCCCGCGTCTTTTTGGGCATGAGTGACGATGAATTTAATAACGCCCTGGTGCGGCAGCTGCAAGGCATTGGCTTTGGCTGGGACGTCCAGGCGC